GGAGAAATTCTCGACGTATGCCTGCATCGCCCGCGTTATCTCTGGTGTACCGCCATCATCATTCTCGAAACGGCAGGCCTGCATCTCAGCGTCTGGGAAGCCAGCGTCGCGGTATTGCCTAATCTGCGCCATCCGTTCCTCCTTCCTTCGCAGAGCCTCTTCTCGGTCTCGCTTCTCAGCCATACAGCGGCAGATGCAGTTTACCGTCCGCTCCTCTCCAAAGACATCGACGCGAATCTGGCGTGCCGTGTGGCACCGCTGGCAATACAGTAGGCCGTCGTCGCCCTGGTAGGTCTCGTCGTCGGTAGGCACGCGCTGGATAATCTTTTCTACTGTTTCCCTCATCTAAAATCACCTCACTTGTAAAAATCCAAGGGATCGCCGTAGTCCGTATCGATGCTTGGCTTCTTCTCGGTGTCCCGCCGTGCCCAGTTGCGGATGGTCGCCAGATGGTTCTTGTAGCTCTTGCCGGTAGAGGCCATATACTCACTCAATCGCTCAATCCGTTTTTCCCAGTCGGAAAACTCAGATTTTAGCTTCTCCAGATCCTCGTCAGAGAGCAGCACATTGGAATATTGACCATATTTATGGCGTGGAGCCTTTGGCGGCTTGTCCGCCTTATTACTCTCTATATCTATATCTCTATCTGTATCTATATCTTTATCTATATCTGTTGCGTGACATTGCGTGACCGTCGCGTGACTGTCACGTGACATATCGGCAGGTGGAAGAAGTTTTGCCCGTTCTCGCCGTTTCCTCAGCCGGTTCTGCTCACGGATTTTCTCCATCTTGTCCGCACTCTGGTATTTTTCCCAGGATGGAAGACAGAGAAAGTCATCAATAATCTCAATCATCCCGAACTGGCGGAAGGTATCCAACGCCATTCGTACCGTATTCAGCGGCCTGCGGAATTGCGTGGCCAGCATCTCGTCCGTGTACGGGACGTTCTCCAGAAAATAGATGCGCCCGCCATCATTGATGCTGCCAGCCAAACAGATGAGCTTAAACCAAATAACCAGGATGCTGTCAGCCTCCGGAAGAGCCTCGATCTGCTTTACCTTCCGGTTATCGAAGATATCGGTCACGATTTTGATCCACTTGATTTCAGCCATTGGTCACCTCCGGAATACTCACCAGGGCATCCCGTCTACCAAACTCGCAGGCAGCGGCATGGTCTTCGAAGTAGACATCGATCACCTGGCCGCTAAATGCTCCGGTATCGTGTGCCACATACCAGCCCAGGCCGTCAATGTAGACCTTGGTGCCCAGCGGGATAATGTCGGGATCAACGGCTACGGTCACGCCTGGCACAGCTTCCTCTCCGCTGGCGGTGTAGACGATGCCGTCGGGTCTATTGAGCGCCCACTTACCGCAGCACTCCTCGCAGGGACAGTAGGCGACGATGGCGAACTCGCCAAGTACCTCTACTCCATTGCTGACTGGTTCCGCCTCGGCAGGCTCTGGATCGACCACAGCCTCCTTGAGTGGCAGCTCCCGTGTGGGGTCTTCTCCGCTGTTATCCAGTCTCACTGCCGCCCATGTTGCCATCACGCATATGGCGGCCAATATCCCCAGGAAGAAGATACGGCGCAGCTTGCGCTCCTCACGCCTTCGTTGTCGCTCTGCGATGTGCTGGCGGGCCAGGGCTTCCTCGTCCTCCTGCTTGATGCGCTGCAAGACCTCATAATCATTGAGGGTCATAACACGCTACCTCCTCCGCGCCGCGTAAATTGCAGCAGTCTTCTTTATTGAAGTTGACGGCCTCCCGCCAATATTCATAATCTTCCGTCACATCCTCACAGACGGACACCTCATCGAAGCCTGTGACCTTTGCCAGGTATTCGATTTTCTTGGCCAGCGGCAGGTGCTGATAGCCGGACTGCTTCACCGTATAATCTGAGTAGTCCAGCGGAAGCCATTTCTTGATCCAGTGATTTACCCGCAGGAACTCCACAATGATTTTGTTGCAGCGGATGGCGTTCAGGCGGTCATAGTCCACAAACTGCGGCACATACGGTGACAGTCTCACCGCCACGTCAAAACCGGCGGCATACAGCATCTCCACCGCCCTGATTCTGCGCTCTGTGCTGACAGCCTTCTCACAGGGCACCCAGGTAATGCTGACCTGGATATGGGCCAGTTGCTTGTCCAGGATGTCCATGTACTCGCACACCAGGTCGGATTTTGTAACAATCAGATAGCCAATGCCTCGCTCGTTCAGGGCCTTAATGACCTCCCTGGTGATATGGGCCTGGCGCTCCAGGGGCTGGAAGCAATCTGTCATACCACCCAGCCGGATAACCGTACCCTCCGGGATGCGGGCAATTTTGCGCTTGACCTTCTCCAGGTCGGCGATGGCCGGAGTCTTGGCATCCCACAGCCCACGGAAGTCCAGCAGCGACTTTGCATAGCAGTAGCTGCAATCGTGGGCACAGCCACAGCCGTAGGTATCAAGGCGCTTATTGTACTGGCACTTGCCTCCCTCGTTCCCGGCTACTTCCTTATAGAAGCTCTTAAACTCTTTCACGTCTTTCTCACGCCTCCTCTTTGCTTGCAGACTGCGATGAGCAACTGCTCCGCAGCCTCCTTGATTTCCGCCATACGCCGTTCGCGTTCCTCATCGGTCAGCTCCGGCCTATGTACTCTAACGATTGGCTTTCCCATGTCCGACCGCCTCCTCTTTGTGCGTCCTTGCACATTCGTGAGCAAAAAATTTTGTGTGGAACTCAAAATAGGCAGGGATAACCTCAGCGGAAATACCCAGCAGGCGGCAGGCCTGCTCCATCTCAGCCCTTACCCAGTCGGTTTTTCCGTTGAGTTTTGCGCTTAGAGTCGTATTTGACATACCCATAGCGGCAGCGAAGGCTGCCTGTGTCCCATACTTCTCTCGGATGAGTCCACGCAGCTTCCTATACTTCATTTTGTACTTCACCTCCTATTGTGTGCGTCCTCGCACATGATTTTGTGAGATCAATATATCAGAATAATTTTTAGGTGTCAATACAGAATTTTGCGTCCTTGCAAAATTTTTTTAATATTCCTTGCATTCTCGCAAATAAGATGCTATACTGTGGTTGTAACAGGGAGGAGGTGCCTAATAATGAAAGATATGGAAAGAGTAGCCACGACACCGGAGCGACTGCGTGAGGCAATGGCTGCATCTAATAAGAAACAGATTGACCTCGCACAGATTACTGGTCTCAGTCATAGCACGATAAGCCGTTATTTGTCCGACCAGATCGAGCCTCGCCAGGAGGCTATCATCAAGCTCGCTGCTGCGCTCAATGTGTCTGAGTGGTGGCTGTGGGGATATGATGTACCGATGACGAGATCGGCGGAGGCAAAAAAAAATGACGAGATTGTTGATCTCGTCGTAAGATTACGGAGTGACCCGGATTTTCTTGATGTAGTCTCTGAATTGGCGAAAATGCCGGAGGCAGAATATAACAGCTTTAAGCTGCTGATATTATCCCGCCGAAGCAAGTAACTTATAAATTAAATCAAGTAAGTCTATATCGTTACAGGCTTCAATTCTTTCAATGATTAGTTTCTTTATCCCTGCATGTATGGGGATCACCTCAAAGTATGTATTTTAGCGGGGAATAGAACTTCTGTTCTGAAAACATTATATTTTATAACAGATTACCTTTTCAATGGTAAATGATGGGGTGCTGATATAGTACACCATAGCAACGCGAATATTGACAAAGAAGGAGATAAGGGAAATGTATGTATTACCAAAATTGTCACCAGATGAGATACTAATTTACTTGCGAAAGTCACGGGCAGACGACCCGCTGCTCACTGTGGAGGAAGTGCTGGCCAAACATGAGCAGATGCTGAATGACTGGGTAGAGCGCAATCTCCCAGGTATGGGCACAGTGCCAAGCGATAACAGACTCAGAGAGGTGGTCTCTGGCGAGACGATTGAGAGCCGCCCTCGGATGCAGGATTTAATCCGCCGCATTGAGAGCCAGAGCATAAAAGCGGTATTGGTCGTAGACCCACAGCGTCTCAGCCGTGGTGACCTGGAGGACATCGGCCGCCTGGTGAAGCTTCTTAGATATTCAAACACTATCGTCATTACGTTACAGTACACATACGACCTACGCGACGAGCGAGACCGTGACCTTTTCGAGCGAGAGCTAAAGCGCGGTAACGAGTTCCTGGAGTACCAGAAGAAAATCCTCAACAATGGCCGCCTGCTATCTGTCCAGAACGGCAATTACATTGGCCAACACGCCCCGTATGGTTATAAGAAAATCGTGAAGGGTGAGGG